AATTCGTTGACACTCAATCTTGCAGGCACGTCATCTTTTTTTTCGTACTCGCCAATATCTACAAAACCACCTGTGTTTCTATAGTCTTTTTCCATACCACCAAGGTCCATGATTCCACCTTCTGATTTAGGTATATAAGTTGTTCTTAATGATTTTAATAATTCTGCACCACCATCTTTATAACCAGAAACTTCTTTAGGATTAAATTTAAATTTTTTTAATAATAATAAATCATTTGGACTAAATCCACCACCATCATTAAAACCTATTCTACCACCCATAGCCATGTTAGCTATGTCTTTAGATTCTCTTGTTCCTAAGAAAGGATACTTAGATCTAAGTGCTGCTAGTTTTTCACCTGATGGATCTTTAAATGCTTCTATTACTTCTGCTCTAATACCTTCTATGTCTAATCCTTCACCTCTTTGCATGTCTTGTATTTCTTCTGGTTCCATATTACCCATAAGAGCAGTAGCTCCTAATGTTCCTGCTGCAAGACCTGTTAAAAGTTTATTGTCTAATGCAAAGTCTTTGATTGTTTTTAATATATTACCGGTTTTTGATTTTGTTATTACATCACTTGGTTTAGGAGCTACGCCTTGATAAAACGCTTCCATAGCTGAACCACTGTCTCCAGCTAAACTAATATTACTTGTATTACCTGCTATACCTGCAGGGTTAGAACCACCTAATCCTAGTTCATTAAACTTAGACATATCGGCTGGTGCTTTTGTTTTATTTAATAATGCACTTAACCCACCCTCACCTTGCAGTGGATTACTAAAAAATCCTGTTCCTTGCATTCCAGCTCTTGGATCAAATCCTGTTTGTAGATTTCCCATACCACCACCAATACCTCTAGCTAATTGACCACCACCATAAGTCATCAATCCTGATTTAAGTGATGAACCTATTCTACCTGTTCTATCAAAGCCACCAATACCGGACATCAATCCTGCAGCTATTGGATTGAATGGTGCAACAAATGGTGCTGCAACTTCTGCAACTTTTGCTACTTCATTCGGTATAATTTTTCTTACTGCTCTTTTTAATTTACTTCCAATACCATATTGACGTCTACCATCCATACCCATAATACCACCATACGCTGCCATTTGTCTGTCAGGTAAAACTGGTCCTTGTGGTTTAGGTTGGAAAGGATTTATAGGATCTTCGTCACTTGGTAATACTGGACCTTTACTCATTTGTCCTTCGGCTATTGCTTGATCTAAAAATTGTTCAAGAGACATAGGTTCTATACCTTGTTCCATCATGTCATCAACATACTTTAAATACTCTTCTTCTAAAGAAACCATTATTATTCGCTCCATTTCTTGTGGAGATTTAGGACCTTCGTTTCCTCTATACTTAATAGATGGTGCGTTAGTTTCTAGTTCTTCTGAAATTTGTATGTCTGTTATTGCCATAATTGCCTTATTATAAAGAGTCGCTCATATTACTTTGTTTTTCCTATTAAATCAAGAGGTGGCATGATAACAGTTACGTCTCTCCGCACATCCTCTTCAGGTATATTTGCAGCTTTTAAAGCCTCTTCTGTCTCGTACACTTCTCCTGTTTTTTTATTACTTATTTTAGTTATAATTTTTTCTGGTGTTATTACTGGTATATTTTCCATTATGTTGTTACCTCTTTCTTAATGTTTAGATAGCTAATAGCTACATCAAACGAGTCTGAAGTGCTAGATTGTACTGTAAAAGTTTTTCCACCTTCTACTATTAGCGGTTGGGTTAATAATTCTTTTGTTTGATTGGCTGTTAATGGTACAGATTTTATAGCTGTAATACTATTATTTAAAATAGTTACACTTGGTGTTCCAGCTGATGTAACTAAAATAGATTTAATTAAATATGTTTCATTTACTAAAGGATTTCCTGAGCCAAAAGGTGTAAGTGCACTACCACTTGTACTGTTATCTACTCCTACAAATTTATATTGGTTTACTACTGCCATTAATCTAAAAAGAAACTTCTAGCTTCTATCTCCTGTTTTAATTCTTCTTGAAACGTTGTATTTAATTTCTCTAACACAGCATCTAAATCTCTAATTAAAGATTGAGCTACGTCTGCTTCATACTCTTCGCTTGCTCGGGTTAATGATTGAACTATCTTTGCCATTATGTATATAATTTATTTATCATTTCTAAAATTGCTGGATCTAACTGACCTTGTTTGTCTTGTCTATATGGATTCTTTACTCTAAATCTTTGTATAAAACCTGGATTATTTACTAATGTTTCAATACCTTCTTCTGAAGTAGTTCCCATAATTGGATATTGATTTGTTGCAGCATACAATTGTTGGTTATTACTACCATCACCACCTTCACCATCTCCTGTTGGAGCGGCTCTTGTTACCGGTCCTGCAATGTTTAACATATTATATCCTGGCATATTTAAATTGCCATACTCAGTAGCTTTAGGACCAGTAAATTTATTAACTAAACCTGTAAGTCCTCTAATACCCATACCAATTAATCCACCGCCTGTTACGTAATCTTTTATTCCAGTTCCTATTTTTGAAAAAACACTTGGTCCCTGTAATCTTTGATTCATTACATTTCTACCAAATGTAGAAAATTGTGAAACTGCACCTCTGTCTGGACCTGTATCTGTAAAACCACCTATATTTCCAGTGGTTCCTTTTGGACCTTTAGCTTGAGACATTATTCCTCTTTCACGATTAGTATTACCACCTCCTCCATTATTATTTCCTCCTGTATTTCCACCACCAACACTACCCATATCTCCTTGTAATGACATAATACCACCTGGTCCTTTATTAGGTTTTCCTTTTAGTGATCCATAAATGTTAGCATCTAATAAAATTTTTTGTTCTCTTGGAGTAATGTAAGCTAGTTCAGCTACAACGTGATCAGGAGAAGATAACCATTTTTTAGGAACAGTCACAGTTTCTTGTTTACCAAGATAATTAAGACCACCACCTTGTTTTGCAGGTTTAATTTTTTTCTGTTGATCTTTAGTTAATCTTTTATCTACTGACATTATCGTCTTCCTCCAGCATGTATATCTAATCTAAAAGTCCCTAACTTCCAACTAGTATCTACAGCTGTGTTTGATATTGTTAATGCAACTGCTCTGGCTCTAGCTCTTGTATCTACTTTTGTTGTAGTAGATGTAACACTAAATGGTCCTAGTGATGAACTAGCTGCTGCATTATTTGGATAGTTTCTTAAATCTAATTGTATAATAGATGTACCTTGTTGAGATATAAAGTCAGGAATAATTCTGCTTACTCTCATAATATTTTCACCATCACCTCTAAGGTCTCCTAAATTAGTTGCAGCTCCTCTAACAACTTTTTGTGTAATATCATAATCACCAGATGTAATATTAGCAGGTATAGCCACAGCCGTGGTCCCTGCTTCTTGTTGATTGACTCCTGTTTCATGTTCAAAATAAATTGTAACACCTTCTGTATTACCAGTTACATCAAATGATGCATCATCACTTGCATTGTATTTAGTTGCATGAGGTAAACCAAATACAGATGAATCTTCCCATGTTGTTCTAGGAAATAAAGTACTTGCATTAGTAAACCATATAGGTCGTTTAGCTGTTGAATCTAGATAACTGTATGTAACAGCTCTAGTATTTACATTAGATGTAGACGTTGGATAAAACCAAGTTATTTCACCAAACAAGTTATTAATACCACAATAGATTAATTGATTAGAAGTAGTGTTAAGATCATCATAAACATAATCTTCTACTAAACAATCCATAGATTCTAGTTTACCAGTAAATCTAAAAAAACCATTTTCTGACATCCAATACGCAGCACCATCAACTTCTACAGCTGCATTCATTCCTATTAATCCACAGTTATTTCCAACTTGTTCAAAAGCAAACGTAAATGGTTGACCTACAAAACGCATAGTAAATAAAGATGTATCTGACCATATGTAAATTGCATTTCTACCAAGTTTTGCTCCCATAATTCGTGATCCGGCTGCCAGTCTTTGTGTACCAGCAGTGTTGGTAGCTGTAGGTGTATAATCATTTATATTTTCTTGAGAAGAAAATCTTATAAACATATCGTCTTGTGTAGATTTAGTTCCAATAGTTGTTTCTGTTCCAAAAAATACTAAGTGACGATCCGGTGTAGATACTAACATATCTCGTGATGCAGTTGGTGCACCTGTTATAATTGTTGCTCTATTGTCTGTTGCATTAAGTGCATCACCATCCCATTGGAAACACTCACCATTGTGAATTAGAGCAATTAGAGTGCTTCCTAGGTTATCCAAAGACCATAGTCCTGGGTCTGTTACTTTATCCGTGTTAGCTGCTGGTGATCCCCATCCAGTCCAACTAGAAGTATTAGTCACAGTTGCACCATTAGAATGTGCAGCTCTTGTTGAACCACGTGCAGCTCTCGTAATACCAGTTAAATTATTTCCCGACACACCTGTGTATGAAATCTCTTCTGTGCCTACTTGAATGTAATTAGTTCCTGATGTTGGAAAACCAGTTGTACTTGTTAATGTAATACTTGTGCCTGATCCACCAGTTCCATTTGCATCATTTAATAATGCTCCATTTAAAGTTGTAGTTATAGATCCTAAAATATTACCACCCCATAATGATATACCCCAACCAAAAGCTCCTATCTGTTCAGCAGGTCCTACGTGATAGTATTGAAAATAAGTTATACCACCAGAAGTAGTTGCTCCACTTCCTGTTTCGTTTGATGGCATTGTAATGGTAATAGTCGTAGTTGTAGGCACGCTAGTTACCATAAATTTTTTATCGGCAAAATCTGTAGCTGTAAAATTAGAATTAGTAATAGCACTAAATGTAGATGCATTACCAAATAAAATAATATCTTGCGCTTGAAAATTATGAGGAGAAGAAAAAGTTAGTGTAACAGTTGGTGATCCATTAGTCGTGCTAAAAGCACTTGTAATAGCTGTGCCTGATGGATTAGTTAAAGGATGTATGTCATAGTATACTCCTCCAGAATATACATATAAAATTTTATTTGTACCAATAGCTGCAAATTTTGTAGAATCTTTATTAACAAAATGATGTAAACCTCTACCTGCACCGGTAAGTTTAGATTCTCCTAACTGATTCCACCCACCTATTTTTTCAGGTGTACCATATCTAAAACGAACATTTTCTCCTCCTGTCCATTGAGATTCAGCACCTGTTGATGTAACCTGTTTATTAAACCCTGGTAAGAAACCTAATTTTTGTAACATAAAACTCCATATTATGTATTCCTTATTGCTGGAACACCTAACATTGGCCTTCTGTCGAACCTGTTCTTTTCAGCAAAAGGACCATTTACATGGTTATAATGAAGAAACACTTGTCCGCAAGTAGTTCCTTCAAAAGGTTCTCTCCAATGCTCTAATTCACATCCACTATATACCAGCATATCGCCGACTTCAAGTAAGACTTTAGTGCCTTTTGGAGCGTTGGGTTTATGTATATTTTTGTATTCATCTATAACATTATTGGCACCTGTGCCATCTATAAAGATTGGCCATGGATCTCCACCTAAATTAATAGTCGTAGATATTTCACAACTAGGTCTATCTTTATGTCTTTTTAATTCATCACCATGTTTATATAGCCTTGCATAGGAATAAGTAGGACATAGATCTAGGCCAGTTTCTTGTTGCATTACTGGTAATACTTTAACAAGTAAAGTTTCCATCACCGGATCGGCATAACAAGAAAAAGTATTTGGAATCTGTTGATCTGTCCATGTGCCTAACAATCCTGTATCATAAGTAATGTTGTTGTCATACATCCATTTAACAGCATCTCGTTTAAGAAGAAAATAGTTAAACACAAAGTTAGCTAGCTCATAGCTAATTGCTTTTTTAATTACTTGATATTTATTAAAAGCCATCTTGTATAAAATTAAAACTTACTGATACCCTTATATCATTTGATTTATTAGGTTCAACACTATGCCATAACCATGCTGGAAACATTATTATTCTACCAGGTTTTGGATCTATATGACACTCTCTCCACAAATGTTTTGGTGGTTGACCTGATTTTCTAACAGGCATTACTGTTTGTATTCCTGGTCTAGGATCCATGCAAGTTAATCTTCCTGAATTAGGCTTTCCGTATACATAATACACACCACTTAATAAACAATTAGGGTGTATATGTGCTTTGTTATAACCACCTTGATAATTAATATTAGCCCACATATTACCTAACCTTGGTTGCCGATCTATCCATTCTTCATTAAATACTTTTGACGCCATTTTAAATAACTCATCTACCAAAGGTTTAAATTGATTAAGTTCATGCATATTAGTCTCACTATGCCAACCATTAACATTTGTTTTTTGTACACCTTTATTTTGTTTAGACCAGTTAACTATTTCATTAGCTAAAAAATTATTGTCTAATTGTGTGTCATAACCATATATAG